ATCAGAAACTCATGGAGTAAATTCTGGATTTAAGTTTGATTCTGAATCTGCTAATGGAACTGCAAGAGGGGGTGGATATTATTTCCAGCCAGGTGATACTGATGCCACTACATATCTGGGATTAACTGCATCCGACGCTGCCTATCAGATGGTAGTTACTAGAGACGGCAAAGTTGGTATCGGAACAGATTCTCCAGGCACTAAATTAGACATAGTAGAATCTATAGCGGGTTTTGCAACAAGAATTACAAACAACCAAGATAGTTCACAAGGCTTACAAGTAAGAACTTCAGATAATGATACTGGTTTATATATTCTTGACTTACAAACCTCTACAAGTGCTACAGGAACAAACTATGCATCACAATTTGTTGTAGAAAAAGGTGGCAATGTTGGAATTGGAATCGATTCTCCTACGCACCCTTTACAAATATCTGGCGGAGCTTCTGATGGGCGTATGTCTTTTACAAACAACGCCAGAGGAAATGGTCAGGCTGATGGAATGTGGGTTGGTGTGGATAATACGCAATCTTTTCTGCTTTCAAGAGGGGCTTATCCGTTAACTTTCTATACTAATGCCACAGAACGCATGAGAATCGATAACTCAGGCAACTTGTTGGTGGGCAAGACTGCTGCTAATAACACTACAGCAGGTACTAGAATACATCCAGCAGGATATGCTTCTTTTACTATAGCTAACGATTATCCAATTATTGCAAATCGTTTATCTTCAGATGGAGATATTCAAAGGTTTAGAAAGGATGGTGCAGACATTGGAAGTATTGGTGTTGACGGTGGTTCTCTTGTTATTGGTGGTGGAGATGTTGGGATTGGGTTCTATCAAGGTGCTGATGCCCTTGTTCCAATAAATGGAGGAACAAGAGCTGTTAGAGATTCAGCAATTGACTTAGGTATGAGCAGTGCGAAGTACAAAGACCTCTACCTTTCAAATACTATAGGTAATGGTGCAGGAGAAGAGATAACCTTTAATAATGCACAAGATTATTTAAGTTTTGACACATTAGGCTCAGAACGCATGAGAATAAACTCATCAGGTAATGTTGGAATTGGCACAGATGCTCCTACTGATCCTTTAACAATCTGGAATGGAACCCCAGGAATAGCATTTAAAGATACATCAAGTAATGGAGAAGCCTTTTGGCAACTTGATGGTACACAAGTGAAATTTGTTAATAAATCATCAGCTGGAGAGATGATGTTCGGAACAACAAATGCTAGAAAAATGTCTTTAACTCAATACGGTGCTTTACACATTGATACTACAGCTGGATATTCTAATAAAAGCTGGGTTAATGAAAATACTGCAGCTGCACCCTTAGGTGGAGCAAGCGCATCAGGCAATACTTATCAAAAATTACGATTGTGGGTTGATGGAGATATTAACTTAAATCAAGGAAGAGGACTTCACTTCGGAGATGTTACAAATGCTGCTCCGCTTTGTATAAGAGAAGGTCAGCCATCGGAACACGGCACAGATAGAGACAAACTAGAAATATGGTCAAGAGGTCAATTAACTCTTACTTCCGAGCGTGGCCGGATCGCAACAGGAGATACATCAGGAGCTGGAACAGCAAGAAGTAGTGCTTTTTATATCAAGAAAAAAGGTCAGATGGGTGGTACATGGGAAGAAGTTATAACTACTCCTAATGGCGGAGATCAAAATACTCGAGTATTTGAAGATTGGACTGGAAGATGGGTCATGGTTGGAAGATTTGCATCAGATGCTAGAGCTTCAATTCAAGGTACTTGGAGTTCAGTTTCAGGTTTAAGTACGGCCGTTGCACAAGGTACAACCACAGCATTTAGTGCTGATTGGGGAGATGCATATCCATCTGAAGTAAGAATTATGGGTTGTACAGATGTTGAAGATTACATGGACACAAGAACAATAGATTTTATATATGGAAATAGACCAAGTGGAGTTCATTCATATACTCCAAGACAATGGAAACATTTCTTTGCAGGACAAAATGCAGATGGTATGACAGCAAACGCTGGTGGTTCTCCTAGATTCGGATTCTCTGTAGGATATGCATATGATGGAAAGGGAAGATGGTACAATCCAAACATGCATGGTATGGGTATGTCAGATGCAAATACAACAAATCCAAGAGCAGCTTATACTTCAGCAACTTCAAATGCATTTAATTGGAACACAGCCCTAGATGCTAAACTACTAGCAACTCATTATAGAACCTTTGCTTCTCAAGATTCATACCAAACAACTGGTTTTGGAAGTGATGACAATGTTCAAGGATTTTATGATTCATATCCAACCGAATACACAAATATGGGTGGAGGTACTACAGGCGGTGGGGTTCACGCAACATTAACTTCAGCAGTATTCATACTACTTAAACTACATTGGTAAAATAAAATGGCAGAAAATATAACAGATAAAGCATTTCCAGCAGAAACTCTAGTAGAAGGAAGAGTTATTGAATGGCATGATGGAAAAACTTATATATACACTAGCGGTGTATGGGTAGAACAGGAATAATTAAATGGCATTAACAAAAGTAAAAGCTAGAATAACTACATTGGAAGGATAAAACCTTATAAATAGATTATAATAGGAATAAATAATGGCAAAACCAAATAGTAAAACAACATTTATAGATTACTGCTTAAGAAGTTTAGGTGCGCCTGTAATAGAAATCAATGTTGATGATGACCAAATAGATGATAGAGTAGACGAAGCTCTTCAATTCTATCAGTTTTACCATGCTGATTCTATTGAAAAAATGCATTTAAAGCATAAAGTAACTAATTCAGAATTGACATTAACTGGTGCAGTTGCTGGTAATTTCTCAGTAGGAGAAAAGATTACTGGTTCAAATTCTGGAGCAATTGCTACAATTAAAACAGCAACTGGCAATAAGATTACATATAGCGCTTTAAAAGATTCAAATAAAGTATTTAGTACAGAAACAATAACTGGTGGAACATCTGGTGCAACAGCCGTGATAGCATCTATTTCAAAGGGTGATATCGAAAACGGATATATTACTTTAAATGATTTAGTAAGAGATGTTGTAAGAGTTATGCCTATAAGAGATACAGTATCATCAACTGATATGTTTGATATCAGATATCAAATTCATTTAAATGATATACATTCAGTTGGATTTATGGGTAATCTTACAGAATATGTAATGTCGCAACAATTTTTATCGCTTTTAGACCAAGTTATAGATTCAGACGAAAAACATATTAACTTTGAAAGACATAAAAACCAATTACGTATTGATATGGATTGGGATAATGAACTTGAAGTTAACGATTATATTGTTATTGAATGTTATAGAGTAATAGACCCTGATACATATACAGATGTATATAATGATTATTTCTTAAAAAGATATGCAACAGCATTAATCAAAAGACAATGGGGTACAAACTTAATCAAGTTCGAGGGTATGGTAATGCCAGGTGGCGTAACATTTAATGGACGTCAAATATTTGATGATGCAAACGAAGAAATTACAAGATTAGAGGAAGAAGCTAGATTGAACTGGGAACAGCCAGTCGACTTCATGACAGGATAAACCATGCCGAGAAACGTATACTTTTCTCAGGCCGTCAAAAGTGAACAACACTTATATGAAGACCTGATAATAGAATCCTTAGGAATATATGGACAAGATGTCTATTACATTCCACGTACAATAGTAAATAGAGATAGTGTTTTAAATGATGACCCTGCGTCAACATTCGATGACGCTTACCTTATGGAAATGTATATTGATAATCCAGAAGGCTTTGATGGCGCCGGTGATTTATATAGTAAGTTTGGTTTAGATATAAAAGACGAAGCTACATTTATAGTATCACGTAGAAGATGGGATGATAGAGTTGGTACTTTTTCTGATAATGTAGAAAATCCAAGACCAATGGAAGGAGATTTAATCTTCTTGCCAATGACAAATAATTTCTTTGAAATTAGTTTTGTAGAAGATGAACAACCGTTTTATCAATTATCAAATTTACCAGTCTATACTATGAAATGTTCATTATTTGAATACAATGATGAAGATTTCGAAACTGGTATTGTTGGCATTGATGATGCAGTATCTCAAGTAGGATATCAATTACCATTAGATATTACAATATCTGGTGGAACTCATTTTGAGGTTGGTGAAATTGTAAGACAAACAGTAGATTCAAGTGTGACACCTAACGTAATTGTATTTGGTGAAGTTCAACAAAGAACTAAATCATCAGATATATTAAGTAAAATATGGGTATCTAATATTGGAACAACAGGTTCAACTGATGCTAAGTCATTTACTCAAGGCGGAACAATAACAGGTGATACATCAGCATATACAGGTACTATTGCTAAAGTATATAGTGATGTAGCAGATGTCACAGGTAATTCTTGGTCAACTGATGAACAAGCACAAAACGTAGAATTTGAAATAGATGCAGATGGGTTTATAGATTTTTCAGAAGCTAATCCATTTGGCGACCCATCGGAGACTTACTAATGTTTGGAGACCATTTTTATCATTCAACAATGAGAAAATCAGTGGCTGTATTTGGTACACTGTTTAATAATATTCAAGTAGTAAGAAAGAAAGCTGATGGCAGTACTATAAATCAAATAAGAGTTCCTCTTGCTTATGGACCTAAAGAGAAATATTTAGCTCGTATTGATAGTAGCGCAACTTCATCAATGGGTATTAAATTACCAAGAATGGCATTTGATATAACAGGTATTACATTAGATACTACTCAAAAAATGGCTAAAAGAAATATCATATCAGAAACTCATGGTTCAGATATTACTAAAAAGAAAACAATAAAGCATTATACTTCTTATGATATTGGTATGTCATTATATATTTTAGCTAAAAATCAAGATGATGGACTACAAATTGTAGAACAAATATTACCGTATTTTCAACCAGAATATAACGTTACTATTACACCAGTTGAAGGATTTAATTATAAACAAGATGTTTCTGTTGTACTTGGTGGAATTAGTATTGATGACCAATATGAAGGAGACTTTACTGAAAGAAGAGTGCTTACATATCAATTGGATTTTACAATGAAAATGAAATTCTTCGGTCCGACAGCTGACCAAAAAATTATACGTGAAGTTAATTTAGACTTTCATGAAAAAGATAATGTAAGTAGAACTTTTGAAGAAATGGACTTTACTGTTGGTGGTTCAGATAATGCAGATAGTTTCACGGTAACTGAAACTATTACTGAAGGTGGATAATGGATAAAAAAGAAAAGATGGCAGCAAATCTACAAAAGAATTTGCCATCAGTTAAAAATAGACCTATTAAAATAGATAAAGATATTAAAGATGATTATGAGTTTTCTCGTAAAACATATAAAGACTTAATATATACTGGTACTCGTTCAATGGATGTACTTGCTGAATTAGCAAGAGAATCAGAGCATCCAAGAGCATTTGAGGTACTTGCTCAAACAATAAAAAATATCGGTGATACTACTGAAAAGCTTATGTCTTTGCAAAAGAAAAAGAAAGACTTAACAGCAGATGAGACTGAGAAACAAAAAAACGTGACGAATAATAATATGTTTGTAGGTAGTACAACAGACTTACAAAGACTTTTATTAGATAGAGATAATGTGATTGATGCAAAAGTTAAAGAATAATGAGTTTGGTTATCTAGGCAATCCGTCTGTCAAAAGAGATGGAGTTGAAACTGAATTTACAAAAGAGGACATTCTAGAATATCAAAGATGTATGAGAGACCCAGCATATTTTGCTAGGACATATATTAAAATTATAAATCTAGACGAAGGATTAGTTCCATTTGATTTATACCCTTATCAAGAAAAAATGTTTAAACATTTTAATGATAATAGATTTAGTATAGTATTAGCATGTAGACAAAGTGGTAAATCAATATCATCAGTTGTATATCTCTTATGGTATGCAGTGTTTCATCCAGAAAAAACAATTGCAATATTGGCAAACAAAGGAGCAGTTGCAAGAGAAATGCTCGCGCGTATTACGCTCGCGCTAGAAAATTTACCATTCTTTTTACAGCCAGGATGCAAAGCTTTAAATAAAGGTAGTATAGAATTTAGTAATAATAGTAAGATAATAGCTTCAGCTACTTCTGGTAGTTCAATAAGGGGTTTATCAATTAACTTACTATTCTTAGATGAGTTTGCATTTGTAGAAAATGACGCACAGTTTTATACATCAACCTATCCTGTAGTATCTGCTGGTAAAGATACTCAGATTATTATTACATCTACAGCAAATGGAATAGGTAATATATACCATAAACTATGGGAAGGCGCAGTACAAAAAACAAATGAGTTTAAACCATTTAGAGTAGATTGGTGGGACGTTCCAGGAAGAGATGATAAGTGGAAAGAAACTACAGTATCTAATACTTCTGAGTTACAGTTCGAACAAGAGTTTGGTAATACCTTTCATGGAAGAGGTAATACTCTTATAAGTGCTAATCATTTATTAGCTCAAGTAAGTGTTGACCCAGAGTTTTTTAAGGAAAACGTTTACATATATAAACAGCCAATTGAAGGCCATGAGTATGTAATGACAGTTGATGTATCTAAAGGCAGAAATCAAGATTACAGTACATTTACAATAATTGACGTAAGTGAACAACCATTTGAACAGGTTGCAGTATTTAGAGATAACAATATATCTCCAATGCTATTACCAGATATTATATACAAGTATGCAAATACATATAACGAAGCTTATGTAGTAGTTGAGAGTAACGACCAAGGTGGAGTTGTTTGTAATGGTTTGTATTATGATTTAGAATATGAAAATATGTTTGTAGAATCAAGCATTAAAGCAAATGCTCTTGGTGCTACTATGACTCGAAGAGTTAAACGTATTGGTTGTTCAAGCATAAAAGACT